TTACTTGTCAAAAATGGCTATTGCATCGTGTTTTTTCTGAGTATATAAATGGCTGTAAGTGCCCATCGTTTCAGTGATTTGAGCATGTCTCATGAGTGACTGTAAAACGAAAATATCTACACCATTATTTGCAAGATAAGATGCATAAGAATGTCTTAACGCGTGAATGTTATAATGGGGGAAAGCTTTTTGAAATTTCTTTTGAACATGACTGTAATGTTTGGGAGCCATTCCTCCGAAAATAAAATAACTACGTTCATCAAAATATTTGTTTAACTCTTTTTCACGTTGATGTCGTTCAGTTAACATTGTATTGATGAATTTAGGTAAAGGAACAATATCCTCTGAACTATCTGTTTTTGGTCTCGGATATATAGTTCTATTAGAGATGTCCATTGTTTTATTTATGGATATCTCTTTTTTGTATTTATTGTAGTCTGTCCAAACAAGAGCCATAGCTTCGCCAATCCTTAAACCTGTATAAAACATTAATGTAAATAACTCTCTGTAATCTTGCTCTTCAATGTCTTTGATTCTTTCTTCAAATTCTTCACGCATCATAAACTTAGGTTTTGGCTTTACACGCGGAATAGGTTTAATTGATATTGTTGGATCTGTACGTAATCCAAAGTATTTTTTAGCATAATTAATTACAACTTTAAAACCTGACCAAATTGTACGAGCAGAATTTGTTGATGCTACATTCTCTATTAGATATTTACGAAACTCTTGGCATTGATTTTGTGTTATCTTATTCATTTTTATGTGCCCGAACTTAGCTTTAAAGTGTTTATGATATTCATTTTGTTTGCGTCGTTTTGTTTTAGGTCTCAAATCGCTATTTTCTAAATAGTGATGAAAAACATAATCAAATGTTTTCGAATCACTATATCCTTCGTTTACGTCATTCAAAAAAATAGCCTCTGCTCTCTTAGCTTCACGCTTAGTTGAAAAACCGCGTTGCATCTTACGTTTGTTATTACCGTATACATCTTTATATCTAATGGAAAAATACCATTTACCTGTATTATCATTCTTATATACTGGCATTTTGCTTCTCCCTCCTCAAAATTGGCAAAAAAATAATAAGGGTAGGCGAGCTACCCGAAATTTAGTACTAGGTACTAAATGTGATATAATAAAATAAAAAGTAGGTGATGAAATGTGCGTAAAGTTTACTGACGCAGAAATAGCTTATATAAAAGAATCAGTTGAAAATTATAGTAGTGAATTTGATATTTATGACGATGAACAAGAACTTAAATTAAAAATTTATGAACAAATTATGTTAAAAATAGAGTCCGAATACAAGGATATCTATTTATTCCGTCTTATTAATTGATTTACTGTATTCGGTTAATATTCTTTCGTTTTCATCAACGATGTCCTTTAGTGTGTTTAAAAGGAAGTCGCAATCACCTTTGGCTACTGCACCGGCTTGTGAATGGTTGATTATATTTCTCATACTATAAGCAATTTCTACCCGTTTTTTGGTTCTATAATTCACTTTACCCTCTTTAGTTAATTCTCCTAATAATTTGGTGTACATAGTTGAATCGGTGTCTTTATGTTTGATTTTATTCACTTTTTTTAATTTGATTAAAAACGTCTCTATAGCAACAGCAAAGGTTGCTGCAGCTGGCAAATACAACTCCCTTTTATAAGCTTGTAATCCTTGTTCTATTTGATAAGAAAAAGTTATATCATCAACAATCTTTTTCATGCTATTTAAATCTAAGTGGTTGAACGGTTGTATTTCATCATGTGCTTTGTTTATCAATTTCTCTTTCGACTTCGATATCAATGTATTGTAATGATCGTTAGCTAATCGTTTGCCATAATTAAAAAATAAATCTAAATTGTTTTGTATTATTACAGTCCCGATATATTTTCCGTAGTAAATAGACGTGTAATAAATGTAGTTATTAAAATCTAATAATCCGGATTGTTCTTCTACATACTTTTTAGAATCATATATGTATGAAGTAAAGTGTTTAGACAAATGTTTGATATCAGTATTACGAAAATTATATATTTCTTTTAATTTACTGTCATTTGAGATAACAACGATGCAAGGTTCTTCAAAAAAAGATTGATTTAGATAAAATATCGAAATCTTGTAATCGTCTTTTCTCATGAATGGGAAGGCTTCCGGATTACTACTAAACTGATAAATGTATCTGTTTTCAACTACATATTTGTAACCTTCTAAAAAATTACGCAAGTATTCTTTTAAAGTTTTATTCTCTTCCATCCCTCATCCTCCTCACGCCACACAGGCGCTGTTAATCACATTTTAGTTCTATCGGTAATTTTAGACTCCATAACTCTTTGACGTGACTCTTTAGCTTCTCGAATCATATCTTTAAATCCTTGACTGTCTATAAAAGCTTTGGCTTCTTCTATTTGTTCTTGAGTAAGCTCTTTACCACCAGTATTGATGTGTAAGTGTTCAATTTCTTTATAAGTACTCATTTTTTCGACTCCTGTTCTTCAAGTTCACTTTTAGTTATAGGTAAACCATTATTCAACCTATAAGTCAGTTCTTCTTCTGTATAAAAGGGGATTTCAACCATTTCCCACTCTTCAATGTTAATGTCAACTTCTTTTAAATTCATTTTACTACCTCCTATAAAATAACTTTTCCAACTAACCTCACACTTTCATTATCATAAAAATGTAAATCTTTATACTTTTTATTTAAAGAAACCAACGTTAATCTGTTATCTTCTACATAAACCTTCTTTACGTAAGCATCTCCATTTATAATAAAGACGCCTATTTGTCCATCTTTGATAGTGTGAGATTTTTCAATGAATATAATTTGTCCATTTTTAAATAACGGCTCCATTGAGTCTCCATTTACTTTTAAAGCTATATCATGTGCGGGGACATAACCTCTTACGAATTCTTTTGAAATAGGTTCGTTATATAATCTTTCACCAATACCAGCAGACGCACAACCATATATATCCACTTCGGATTTTTCTTGAATGTAAGAATTGAAATCTACCAGATTATCATCACTGTCATTATTTTGCTCTTCTAATTGATTAGTCGCATATTTTAGTACATTGCTTTGTCTTGGAGGCGTGAGTTGAGATGACACGTTATGAATTTCTTCAATAATTTTCGAATCATCCATATCATGTATTAAATCTAAGGGTTTAACTCCAAAAACGTTAGCTATTTCAGGTAATTTATCTAGTTTTGGACTTCTAATTCCCTTTCTCCATCTTGTGACTGTTGTTCTATTTACATCTACTAATTCTGCTAATTCACTATCACTCATATCTCTTTTGTTCATCAGACGTTCTAGATTCGAAGAAAATGAACTCATATTTTTATCTCCTTTAAACATATTATCTAACTAATAACTTCATTATATGCCTACAGTTCCAAAAATGCAACAAAAAACATAAAAATATGTGTAGAGGCAAAAAAATATGTAAAAAGCACTTGCAATTTCGGAACATCAGGTGTAGTATTGTTTTCAGGAGGTGTTCCAAAAATGCACAAAGATTTATATAGCTTTAGAAAAGCGGCGAAAAAGAACCAAGACTTTATGGGGAGTTTGATTGGTGTTTCGGGTCAACAATACGGAAAAAGAGAACGCGGAGAGATTCCTATTAATTTAGATGAAGCGATGATTTTTTCTAAGGCACTCGAAACACCTATACAAGAACTATTTCCAGAATATTTTTTTATTGAGCTAGTTCCAAAAATGCACAAAAACGAAATAACATCTTAAAAGGAGGACACTATGGAACAAATCACGTTAACCAAAGAAGAGTTGAAAGAAATTATAGCGAAAGAAGTTAGAAATGCTATAAAAGGCGAGAAACCAATCAGTTCAGGTGCAATTTTCAGTAAAGTAAGAATCAATAATGACGATTTAGAAGAAATCAATAAAAAACTCAATTTCGCAAAAGATTTGTCACTAGGAAGATTGAGGAAGCTTAATCATCCGATTCCACTAAAAAAGTATCAGCATGGCTTCGAATCAATTCATCAAAAAGCTTATGTACAAGATGTTCATGATCATATTAGAAAATTAACATTATCGATTTTTGGAGTGACACTTAATTCAGACTTGAGTGAAAGTGAATACAACCTAGCAGCAAAATTTTATCGAGAAATCAAAAACTATTATTTATATATCTATGAAAAGAGAGTTTCAGAATTAACCATCGATGATTTCGAATAAAGGAGGTTCAACAAATGTTACAAAAATTTAGAATCGCTAAAGAAAGAAGTAAATTAAAACTTAATTTACTAAAACATGCAAACAGTAATTTAGAAACAAGTAACAACCCTGAACTGTTGCGAGCAGTTGCAGAGTTGCTTAAAGAGATTAATCGATAAATCCGACAACTAATCATCATTTGAATTTGAAAAACTGGTTAATAGATAGCAAAAATACGCTATAAAAAGTACCGAAATATAAAAAGGAGTATTTATTGGTTCGTTATTAATAAACTTTAATAAAAAGTCCCAAATAGCATTACCGCTTACACCTACAGAACTAGCATTAATAAAACCTAAACTGGAGTGATTAATATGCATTATGTCGACAATTTTTTTACCGCTGTAATTATTGCTTTCATGTTGTTTTTGCTCTACTGGATGGGCAGGATTGATGGATTTAATAAAGGTAGAACTATTAGCTACATCGACATTCAAATTTCTAAGAGCATAAGACATTTTCAAAATATCGTTTTTAGGAATGCTCGTAGATTTTATAAAACTATTAAGAACCTCATTAGAAAATAAATTAGATTTGAACATTGGATGATTCTTAGTTACTTGATGCATATAGGAAGCCCAATTAGATAATTTCGATTGGTTAATTCTAATGCTATTCATAACATTATTAACCGTCGATTGAATTTCCAGAGCGTTCATAACATACGAATTATTCATAGTATTTGCGGCTTTAGCGTAAGCTTCGACAGGCAATTTAGACAAGATAGCTTGATTTTTCTTTATTAAATCTAACTGTCGTTGAGTGAGATTTATATTATTCATAATTATCACCTCCTTTCACTAGGAGATAACTAAATTATACACAACACAAAAATAAAAAGGAGAAAAAGATATGATAAAAAATAGTTTGCAAGCTAAAGAACTTGCGGTAATTTTATCTGTTTCAAAATCCAAAGCAGGACAAATAATAAGAGAACTGAATAAAGAGCTTGAAGATGAAGGATACATTGCGATACGAGGCAGAATACCAGTCCAATTAGCTAGGAAAAAATTCCCTTATCACGACTTATCAGACGAGAGAATAATGGAGGAGTTGAAAAAAGAAAATGAGTAAAACTTATAAAAGCTACTTATTAGCAGTATTATGCTTCACAGTCTTAGCGATTGTACTCATGCCGTTTCTATACTTCACCACAGCGTGGTCAATTGCAGGATTCGCAAGCATAGCGACATTCATATTTTATAAGGAATACTTTTATGAAGAATAAAAAAACTGCTACTTGCGCCAACAAGTAACAGTAATGTAATTAGAAATATAAACTTACGTTCAATATAAAACGAAACAAGGAGGAAGTCAACCATGACTAAAAACTATAAAGACATGACTCAGGACGAAATAAAAGACTTATTATCTGAAAAAAGCGGAGAATTGTATGAATTAGCGAAAGAAATTAAGGGAGAAAGTAAATTTGATATTTTGCTTTTCTCATCAATAGGAGTTATCGACGGAGATTATTTAGCAGGTTCAAATTCTGTGATTGGTCATACTTTCGATCTTGCTTCCTTATTGGATAGCACTAAGAGTTATAAAGACATTGTCAATGTTCTCCAAATGTGTAAATCACAAAAATTTCTCGGTATTGATGACGACAAGGAGGACTAAAACAATGTATTACGAAATAGGCGATATGATACGCAAAAATATTCATGTTAACGGATTCGATTTTAAGCTATTCATTTTAAAAGGTCATATGGGCATATCAATACAAGTTAAAGATATGAACAACGTACCAATTAAACATGCTTATGTCGTAGATGAGAATGACTTAGATATGGCATCAGACTTATTCAACCAAGCGATAGATGAATGGATTGAAGAGAACACAGATGAACAGGACAGACTAATTAACTTAGTCATGAAATGGTAGGAGGTCGCTATGAAGCAGACTGTAACTTATATCATTCGTCATAGGGATATGCCAATTTATATAACTAACAAACCAACCGATAACAATTCAGATATTAGTTACTCCACAAATAGAAATAGAGCTAGGGAGTTTAACGGTATGGAAGAAGCGAGTATCAATATGGATTATCACAAAGCAATCAAGAAAACAGTGACAGAAACTATTGAGTACGAGGAGGTAGAACATGACTGAACAAACATTATTTGAACAGTTGAACAGTAAAAACGTGAATGATCATACAGAACAAAAAAATGGATTAACTTATCTAGCATGGTCATATGCACACCAAGAGCTGAAAAAGATTGACCCAAACTACACAGTAAAAGTACACGAGTTTCCACATCCAGATATTAACACAGAAAATTATTTTGTACCTTATTTGGCTACACCAGAAGGCTATTTTGTACAGGTATCTGTGACTGTGAAAGATAGTACAGAGACTGAGTGGCTTCCAGTATTGGACTTTAGAAATAAATCGCTTGCTAAAGGTAGTGCAACAACTTTCGATATTAACAAAGCGCAAAAACGATGTTTTGTAAAAGCTTCGGCTTTACACGGTTTAGGCTTATATATCTACAACGGCGAGGAACTACCAAGTGCAAGTGACAACGATATTACAGAATTAGAAGAGCGTATCAATCAGTTCGTGAACTTATCTCAAGAAAAAGGGCGAGATGCAACTATCGATAAAACGATGAGATGGCTAAAAATATCTAACATTAATAAATTAAGTCAAAAACAAATCGCAGAAGCACACCAAAAATTAGATGCGGGATTAAAACAATTGGATAGTGAGGAGAAACAATAATGTTAAACAGAACAGTATTAGTAGGACGCTTAACAAAAGATCCAGAATATAGAACAACGCCAAATGGTGTGAGTGTTACCACTTTCACTATCGCAGTTAACAGAACATTTACTAACGCTCAAGGAGAACGTGAGGCAGACTTTATTAACTGTGTAACTTTTAGAAAACAAGCAGAAAATGTAAATAATTATTTATCCAAAGGGTCATTGGCTGGCGTTGATGGACGTTTACAATCACGCAGTTATGAAAACAAAGACGGGCAACGTGTGTTTGTTACAGAAGTAGCAGCGGACAGTGTTCAATTCTTAGAACCGAAGAATAGCAACCAACAACCAAACAACAATTATCATCAACAAAGACAAACTCAAACTGGTAATAATCCTTTTGATAATACCACTGCGATTACTGATGATGACTTACCGTTCTGATTGGAATGATTAGATGCCAATAATTACTAGTTATATCACTCAAGATGACGGTACAACAACAGTTGTCATCTCGGGTGTTGAATTAGGCAATAAAGAAACATTACTACTTGATAACGGATTTGATGTGGAAGTCGATGTAAGCGTCATAGATCCGTTTCAAATTACCGGCAAGCAACGACGAAAAATATTCGCGCTTGTCAAAGACATAGAAGAATATACAGGTCAACCAATGGACTATATGCGACATATGTTCATCGAGTATGTAAGGACTTACTACGGCTATGATGAACGTATTTCACTAAGTAATTGTACGAGAACACAAGCAAGTCAAATCATTGAAGCAACGCTTGACTGGACGTTCTACAATGACATACCACTTAGCTACAAAACAAGCGACTTGCTGAAACAAGATAAATCGCTCTTATACTGGTCAACTGTTAACCGCAACTGTGTAATATGCGGAAAGCCTCACGCAGACCTAGCGCATTATGAAGCAGTCGGCAGAGGCATGAACAGAAACAAAATGAATCACTATGACAAACATGTATTAGCGTTATGTCGCGAACATCACAACGAGCAACATGCGATTGGTGTTAAGTCGTTTGATGATAAATATCACTTGCATGACTCGTGGATAAAAGTTGATGAGAGGCTCAACAAAATGCTGAAAGGAGGAGAATAATGGTTAAATCGATATTTTTACAAGATGGAGAAGAAATTTTTGTTGATGATGAAGATTATGAGAGAGTTAATCAATATATTTGGACAAAATCTTATGTAGATAACGTTAGAAGAATTCACACAAAGACACTCAACGTTAGCTTAAGTGGATTTGTATTAGAAAATGGTTTTCAAAAAATAAAAAATAATGATTTTACCAAAAACAACATCACTTCAATTGGTTATCAACAACGATGGGCAAGGCCTACAAGAAATACTTCGAGTATCTATAAAGGTGTTTATTTAAATCGAAAAACAAAAAAATGGTCTGTTGTAATAAAAATTGATAGCAAATCTAAATATTTAGGTAGTTTTGTTAATGAATGGGAGGCAGCTAAAGCATACAACAACGCAGTAGATAAATATTGGGACGGACAAGGTTATAAGAATCATAAAAATCAAAATGACTCTATATTTGAATATGAATACAAAACTTACAAAGACCAAAAACGTCGTAGAAGAGGAAAAAGTAAGTTCAAAGGAGTCTATTTAACTCAAAGTGGTTATGTAGCGCAAATAACTTATAAAAGAAAGACATATCATATTGGATGGTCAAAAAATATTTATGAGACTGCTCTCATGTTTAATAAAATTAATTTTTATTTACATGGTTCAGACGTAATCCTTAATGACGTACCTATGACAGATGAACTTAAAGAATTCATATCTAACTGGGAAATACCGGACAAAATAAAAGCGCTGAAAGGAGAAGACAATGGGAGAAGTATCGTGGATAAAACTTAAAGTTGGCATGTTTGATGACAGCAAAATCAAATATATCGAAGCTTTACCCGAAAGAGATACGATCATAACTATTTGGGTTAAGTTGCTAACTTTATCAGGAAAGTACAACGAACAAGGTTACATTATGCTATCTGAAAACTTGCCGTATAACGAAGAAATGTTAGCAAATGAGTTTAGCCGACCTATCAACTCAATAAGGTTAGCAATACAAACTTTTGAGACATTGGGCATGATTGAAAAAGTTAATGGTGTCATAAAAGTGACAAACTGGGAAAAGCACCAAAACATTGAAGGACTCGAGAAAATCAGGGCGCAGAACAGGTTGAGGAAACAAAAGCAACGAGAAAACAACAGAAAATTGCTAAATGGTCACGTGACGTCACGTGACAGTCACGCAACAGAAGAAGATAAAGAATTAGATAAAGAATTAGAAAGAGATAAAGAAAAAGATATAGATAAGAACTTAAGTTCAAATAATAGCGCAACTGACGTTACGCATGAGCAATTTGAGGAATGGTGGAAACTTTACGACAAGAAGAAAGATAAGAAGATGTCTTTTACTAAATTCAAATCATGCTTAAAGAAACATTCTTTTGAACAAATTATGCAAGGTACTCGAGAATATTTAAAAACTATTACAGACAAGCAATATCAAAAGTACCCTAAAACGTTCTTAACTAACGAAAGCTATATGAATGATTATAGCGAAGAGATTAAAGAAGAAGTAAACAATCAATATGTAGATGCGTTTCAGCGTGCATCACAATCCAGTATAGAAAATTTACCGTTTTAAAGGAGTGAGAAAGTGGAGTCATTCCAGAACTTAGCAAAGAAACCAACTTTAAAAAAACAAATCATTGAACAAGCGTTTGATTTGAAATGTGAGAACTGTGGACGTAAGTACGACTATTACAAATTCGATGACGGTTCAGAATTCAAACATGGTTGTGACTGCGAAATGATAGAGTACGCCAAACAATCAACTGAAAACTATCACAAGAGAAATAGACAAAGAAAAGCAGAACGCATATTCAAACAATCGATAATGAACGAAGATCTAACGAAAGCAACGTTTGATAATTACAATCCGACTAATGAACAACTAGTCTATGCGAAAAACTTATGCGAACGTTACGCAAACAATTTCACGTTAGACAATAAACAATCGCTACTAATTCAAGGCTCATTTGGTACAGGTAAATCACACTTATCAATGAGTATTGTTAAATCAGTTAAAGCTAAAGGCTACACAGTGCTATATATGAACGTACCTCAATTGATATCAACAATTAAAAACACTTATAACAACCAAACTGCTATGACTGAACAGGAATTGGCTCAAATTATAAGTGATGTCGATTTAATGGTATTCGATGACTACGGTATCAACATGAACGAATTCGCTACTAGTAAGATGTTTGAGCTTATCGAAAGTAGAATAGGCAAACACAATATCTTTACTACCAACTTAGACGAGAAAGAAATGACAAAAAACAAAGACTTACAACGTATATTCAGCAGAATCATGAGCAACACAACGCTTATCAAGATGGACGGTCAAGATTACAGGACTAGAGGTTTAAAACTATGATTACCAAAGAATTTTTAAAAACTAAACTTGAGTGTTCAGATGTGTACGCTCAGAAACTCATAGACGAGGCACAGGGAGACGAAAACAAGTTATATGACCTATTTATCCAAAAACTTGCAGAACGTCACACACGCCCCGCTATCGTCGAATATTAAGGAGTGTTAAAAATGCCGAAAGAAAAATATTACTTATACCGAGAAGATGGCACAGAAGATATTAAGGTTATCAAACATGAAGATAACGAGAATGAAGTTTATTCGCTCACAGGAGCCCATTTCAGCGACGAAAAGAAAATTATGACTGATAGTGACCTAAAACGATTTAAAGGCGCTCACGGACTTCTATATGAGCAAGAGCTAGGTTTACAAGCAACGATATTTGATATTTAGAGGTGGACGATGAGTAAATACAACGCTAAGAAAGTTGAGTATAAAGGGATTGTATTTGATAGCAAAGTAGAGTGCGAATATTACCAATATTTAGAAAGTAATATGAATGGTACTAACTATGACCATATAGAAATACAACCGAAATTCGAACTACAACCTAAATTTGGGAAACAAAGACCGATTACGTATATAGCTGATTTCTCTTTGTGGAAGGATGGCAAACTGGTTGAAGTTGTAGACGTTAAAGGTAAGGCGACTGAAGTTGCCAACATCAAAGCGAAGATATTCAGATATCAGTATAGAGATGTGAATTTAACGTGGATATGTAAAGCGCCTAAATACACAGGTCAAGAATGGATAGCATATGAAGACTTAGTGAAAGTCAGACGTAAAAGAAAAAGAGAAATGAAGTGATTTAATGCAACAACAAGCATATATAAACGCAACGATTGATATAAGGATACCTACAGAAGTTGAATATCAGTATTTTGATGATGTGGATAAAGAAAAAGAATCGCTGGCAGATTACTTATATAACAATCCTGGCGAAATACTAGAGTATGACAATTTAAAAATTAGAAATGTAAATGTAGAGGTGGAATAAATGGCGGGCATAAAAACGAAAGTGAGAATAGACGGTAAATTGATGACGCTTATTGATGTATCGGATAGATACGACATCAAAGTATCGACATTGATTACTAGGTACGACAGAGGGGCGAGGGGGAAAGATTTAATACAAAATGTAGTAAAGCCTAAGAAAGTAAAGGTTGACGGCAAAATGATGACTGTTAGCGAAATAGTTAAAAAGTACAACCTAAGCAAAGGACTAATTAATTACAGGATAGCAAAAGGGCTAACGGGCGATGCGCTTATTGCGCCACCACAAGAAAAACCCCCTTCTAAATACACTGAATATGAAAATGAGCAGATGAAAAAGAAAGGACTCACGCCCGAAATAGTTAGAAACAGAGTTGCGAAGGGTTGGGAGATGTCGGAAGCAATTGATGCACCTTTCGGCATGAAGCTAAACGACTATAGAGAAATACAAATAACAAAAGCTTTGGAGCGAGAGCGTGAAATGGCTAGGCAACGACGTAAAGAAGCTGAGCTAAGAAGAAAGAATCCACATTTATTTGATGTACCACAAAAACATTCACGTGATCCGTACTGGTTCGATGTCACTTATAACCAAATGTTCAAGAAATGGAGTGAAGCATAATGAGCATAATTAGTAACAGAAAAGTAGATATGAACGAAATTCAAGACAACGTTAAGCAACCGGCGCATTACACATACGGCGACATTGAAATTATAGATTTTATCGAACAAGTAACGGCACAGTACCCACCACAATTAGCATTCGCAATAGGTAATGCAATCAAATACCTATCTAGAGCACCGTTAAAGAATGGACATGAGGATATGGCAAAAGCGAAGTTTTACGTTGATAGAGTGTTTGACTTGTGGGAGTGATGACAATGACAGATAGCGCACGCAAAGAATACTTAAACCAATTTTTCGGCTCTAAGAGATATCTGTATCAGGATAACGAGCGAGTGGGTCATATCCATGTTGTAAATGACACTTATTACTTTCACGGGCATATCGTACCAGGTTGGCAAGGTGTGAAGAAGACGTTTGATACAGCGGAAGAGCTTGAAACATATATAAAGCAACATGGTTTGGAATACGAGGAACAGAAGCAACTAACTTTATTTTAGAGGAGATGGAAATAATGAAAGGCAAAGTTGAAAAAGAAGTGAATTTACCTGAACTTATCCAATGGGCTTGGGATAACCCCAAGTTATCAGGAAACAAAAGATTCTATTCAAATGATGTTGAACGCAACTGTTGTGTGACTTTTGATGTTGATAGCATCTTATGTAATGTGGCTGGATACGTATCAATTAACGATAAATTTACTATTCAAGAGGAGATATAAAAATGAAAATCAAAGTTAAAAAAGAAATGAGATTAGATGAATTAATTAAATGGGCGCGAGAAAATCCGGAGCTATCACAAGGGAAAATATTTTTTTCAACAGGATTTAGTGATGGATTCGTTCGTTTTCATCCAAATACAAATAAGTGTTCGACGTCAAGTTTTATTCCAATTGATATCCCCTTCATAGTTGATATTGAAAAAGAAGTAACCAAAGATACGGTATTTGATAAGTTGTTTGAAGTGTACGAGTTTCAAGAAGGAGATTATACCGCTATATCACACGCTAATATTAGTATAAACAAACGTTTAGATGAACATTGTTTCCCTATCAAAGCATTCTATATCTTAAACGACGACCTAACTATGACGTTAATTTGGAAAGATGGGGAGTTGGTAGAATGATACCTAAATATCGAGTGTGGGACGAATATACAGGAAGAATACACGATGTTGTAGGATTCGACTTCATTGAGACTGAAGTTCACTATGAAAACTACGTGGAAGCAGAAGCTTTAATACACGCAAGAGATTTCAAAGATGTAGAACTTATGCAAAGTACAGGACTTAAAGACAAAAACAACAACGAAATATATGCGGGAGATATAGTTGAGTTTGAAGACGAAGTATTAGAGATGTCAGACGATGAATCTGCAGTAGAAACAATTAACAGAGCAGTAATATCTATTGATGTTGTAAAGGGTATTCAATTAAAAGATTTTATGTTTGAGAGCTCAGTTTCTGAAAGTGACTACTTTGAATTTTTAGATAAAAAATCTTTTCTTATGTACGACTGTGAGGTTAAAGGCAACATATTTGAATCATCTCATTTATTGGAGGTAACAGAATGAACTATGAAACAGGGGTCCAACTAGGTGTAATGGACGCTAGGTTGAAGAAGATGAGAAAACAACGTGATGAGCTTATCGGGGATATAGCTAAGTTACGAGAACGCAACAAAGAGCTGGAGAAGAAAGCGAGCGCATGGGATAGGTATTGCAAGAGCGTTGAAAAAGATTTAATAAACGAATTAGGCAACGATGATGAAAGAGTTAAATTTGGAATGGAATTAAACAATAAAATTTTTACGGAGGATGACACTAATGAATAACCGTGAACAAATAGAACAGTCTGTTATAAGTGCTAGTGCGTATAACGGCAATGACACAGAGGGCTTACTAAAAGAGATTGAGGACGTGTATAAGAAAGCGCGAGAGTTTGACAGACTACTTGAAGACATTAATAACTTTACTCAAAGTCAGACTAAAGGAGCTCTAGAACTAGATGAAGCAATAGGGATTATGGTAAGTCAAGTTATCTATGAATACGAGGAGAGTGAAGAATAATGAGTAATAAAAGTAATTCAGAAATAATCGCAGGAGTATTAGAAATGAGTAAAAGCGATATATATATTTGGGATGTACTAAGCGAGTTTGACAGTGAACAAGAGGAAGAAATACTCGATTTTATAGATGAGAACATTGAAGAATTTGAAATATTCCTCAATACCGCACTAATTCATATTGTTGAAAGATTGAAATTGAGAATAGCGTTTGCTACAGCTAAGGAGGACAACGATAATGAATAACACATTACAAGTAAAACTATTATCAGAAAACGCTAGAATGCCAGAACGAAATCATAAGACGGATGCAGGTTATGACATATTCTCAGCTGAAACTGTCGTACTTGAGCCACAAGAAAAGGCAGTGATCAAAACAGATGTAGCTGTAAGCATACCAGAGGGCTATGTCGGACTATTAACTAGCCGTAGTGGTGTAAGTAGTAAAACGCATTTAGTGATTGAAACAGGCAAGATAGACGCGGGATATCATGGTAATTTGGGGATTAATATCAAGAATGATGCACAAGTATATTTAACAACTAACGAACAGTGTTTTGATATACAAGGAGAAATGGAAAATTCTTTTGTAAATAATGCTAAGAAAAAACCTTTTACTATAAATGATTATTACGAAATATATAAAGGCGACAAACTAGCTCAATTGGTTATCGTGCCTATATGGACACCTGAACTAAAGCAAGTGGAGGAATTCGAGAGTGTTTCAGAACGTGGAGCAAAAGGCTTCGGAAGTAGCGGAGTGTAAAGACATCTTAGATCGAGTCAAGGAGGTTTTGGGGAAGTGACGCAATACTTAGTCACAACATTCAAAGATTCAACAGGACGCAAGCATACACACATAACTAAAGCTAAGAGCAATCAAAGGTTTACAGTTGTTGAGGCAGAGAGTAAAGAAGAAGCGAAAGAGAAATATGAGTCACAAAATACACCTATTGTTTACTACACTAATAATTCTAAAGTGACCTTATTCGAAAGACCTAGTGAAGAAGTATTAGGTTCTTTGTTCGAAAAGAAATAAAATCATTAAAGAGGGGAGATAATAATGTTTAATACACCTAAAATGAAATTACCAGAAAAGCACACCGAGGTATTTAAGACGTATAAAAATGGAACGCCAGAAGAAAAAGCTGAGATTGAAGGCTGTTTTATTAAAACTGTTAAAGATGAAGATAGTGAATTTTACAGCCCTATGTTAGCCAGTCTAAATGAACAACAGTTAAAGAGTATGTTGAGACAGGTACTTTTTTTGATTGATACAGGAGATGACAATGATGATTAAACAAATATTAAGACTAATATTCTTACTAGCAATGTATGAGCTAGGTAAGTATGTAACGGAGCAAGTATATATTATGATGACGGCTAATGATGATGTAGAGGTGCCGAGTGATTACGTCTTTCGAGCGGAGGTAAGTGAGTGATGTGGATTACTATGACTATTGTATTTGCTATATTGCTATTAGTTTGTATCAGTATTAATAGTGATCGTGCAAGAGAGATACAAGCACTCAGATATATGAATGATTATCTACTTGATGAAGTAGTTAAAACTAAAGGATACAACGGGTTAGAAGAATACAGGATTGAATTGAAGCGAATAAATAACGATATTAAAAAGTAATTTATATTATCGGAGGTATTGCATGTATAACAGGAAAGAAATACGTGAAATGATAGATAACTACAAGTGGATGAAGAACATAATAGACAGTAAAGTCTACGATAACGAAAGTACATCAATTGCACAATATGGTTATCAATCTGCGATGCCAAAAGCTAAAGGCACGACTAGCAATAAAGTGTTAGTGAAAGTTATAAACAAAAACAAAGCGCTTAGAAAGTACGATTACTTGATTAAGAAGATAGCGTTCATTGATGAATATGAAGAATACATCACGAATGAAAAAGATTATCATATTTTACAAATGTTAAAACAACGAGAAAGCCATAATAGGATCATGAGCATTCTTGATATAGGCAGAGACAATTTTTATTCTAGAGTAAAAGATATAGTAAATATACTTTATAACTTGCAACAAGAAACCGACAGTTCGGACACATCGTACAGTTCGGACACATCGTACAGTTCGGACACATCGTACAGTTCGGACTAATTTTGATGCTACATATTGTTTTTTATTATAATTGCTGTGTAGCAAAACATTTATATTTCTTTTGAACTCTCACATTAAGTGAGGGTTTTTATTTTTATAAACAAGAGGTGGAGAATGGAGATATCAAAGTACCAAGAGATAGCTACACGTACACACAATGATGAATTGAATTTAAATGAATCTATTACTTGTTACGGCTTAGGTTTAACTCAATCTACAGGCAATGTTACAGATCTAATTAAACAGCATATGTTTTGTAATGTACCGATAGATAAAGGAATTATGATAAATGAACTTAGCGAAGCATTGTGGAATATAGCTAATCTTACTAACGTGTTAGGTATTAACTTGGATGAGATAGCTGGTCATAGTGTTAACACTATCTTGATGAATAAACCTAATCAGACTATCAATTTAGACAATGGTATAAAACAAGGAGACAAAGTATTGTTTCAAGGTAGTAAGTATCTTGTTGATGGATCGATAGGAAACTTATTGTTAATTAGCAATGATAAAGATGATAGACAAGTAACTGTGCAAGATGTTAAGAAAGTCGACAAGGAGTGATGGCATTGTCTATTATGAAGCGATGTGGTCATCCAACATGTAATGTATTGATTAATCATAATGAAAGTTATTGTGATAAACACAAGCAATATGCAAATGAAAATTACAATGATTTGAGACGTCGAAACGATCCAGAGTATTTAAGATTTTATAAATCGAAAACGTGGCAAAACATGCGTCGAATTGTATTGTTAGAACATGATTTTATTTGTGTTTCTTGTGGCAATCAAGCGACTATGGTTGACCATATTGTACCAACAAAAATTGATTGGGCAAGAAGATTAGACAAAAGTAATTTACAGCCTTTGTGTGATGCTTGCCATAACCAAAAGACAAAAGAAGATTTGAAGAAATATTAAAAAAGATAAAAATAGGAAGTCCCCCCAAAGATGAAACGGGCGTCAATGAAAGGTTCTGGAGAACGGAGCAGAGTTTTCTTCTCAAAAAATTCCCTTTATTTAAGTTTTTTTAGTAGGAGGTGCTAATTTATGGCGGGTAGACCTAAGAAGCTTTTGTCAAATTCGAACAAGAATTATACAAAAGAAGAAATTATTGAAAAAGAGCGTCAAGAAGCTCAATTAAATAAATTTTCTAAAATCGATACTGAACCACCGCACTTTTTAGATGAAATAGCGAAACAAGAATACTTAAGAATATTACCGCACATGCAAGAATTGCCAATTTCCAACTTAGATAAAGCACAATTAGCACAATATTGTAGTTTTTATAGTGACTTTGTTAAAGCAAGTTTGATTTTAGAGCGCGAAGACTTGATTTTAGAAGACGACAAAGGAAATCAAAAGGTTAATCCGGCGTTCAACATAAAGGAAAAAGCGGGTATTCGATTGCAACAAACAGCTAATACTTTAGGATTAACTATTGATAGCCGATTGCGTATTATGGTTCCTGATGAAAAAGAAGATGATGATCCATATATGGAATTTGTGAGTGATTAGTAATGACTGATTATGTTACTAAATACGCAAAAAAGGTAGTTTCAGGAGAAATTTTGGCAAGTTTGAAGAATATTCAAGTATGTAAACGTCACCTATCTTTTATGGAGAACCCGCCGAATGGTTGCCATTGGGATAATCATTTGTCTAACAAAGCAATTAAATTTGTGGAAATGCTTCCAGACCCTAAAACAAACCAGCCCATGCCTCTTATGGAGTTTCAGAAATTCATTGTTGGGAGCTTATACGGCTGGCGTAGAGGTCAATACAGAATGTTTACTAAAGCTTATATAAGTATGGCTAGAAAACAAGGTAAGTCTCTAATCGTATCCGGAATGTCCGTTAACGAACTGTTGTTTGGACAATACCCTAAATTTAATAGACAAATTTATGTAGCTTCATCTACTTATAAGCAAGCGCAAACAATATTCAAGATGGCAAGCCAACAAGTAAACCTAATGCGAAGTAAAAGCAAGTTTATCCGTGAAAAAACAGACGTAAGAAAGACAGACATTGAAGATGTATTAAGTAGTTCAGTGTTTGCACCTCTTTCCAATAACCCAGATGCGGTTGATGGTAAAGATCCTACAGTTGCTATTTTGGACGAATTGGCAAGTATGCCTGATGATGAGATGTACTCAAGGTTTAAAACAGGTATGACATTACAAAAAAATCCTTTAACCCTACTTGTTTCAACGGCCGGAGACAATTTAAATAGTCAAATGTACCAAGAGTATAAGTATATTAAACGTATTTTAAATGAAGAAGTAAGAGCTGATAATTACTTTGTATATTGTGCTGAAATGGATTCACAAGAAGAAGTTCAAGATGAAACAAAGTGGATTAAAGCAATGCCGCTTTTAGAATCAAAAGAACATAGAAAAACTATACTTCAAAATGTAAAAGCTGATATACAAGACGAATTAGAAAAAGGGACATCGTATCATAAGATTTTGATTAAAAACTTCAATTTATGGCAAGCGCAAAGAGAAGATAGCTTGCTAGATATTTCAGATTGGGAACAAGTAATAACGCCTATGCCTAATATCAATGGTAAAGATGTGTATATAGGTGTCGACTTATCGAGATTGGATGACTTAACATCTGTAGGGTTTATTTTCCCTAACGACGATAAAAAAGTGTTTTTACATAGTCATTCTTTCATTGGATTAAGAACAAACTTAGAACAAAAATCTAAGAGAGACAAAATAAATTATGAATTAGCGATTGAACGTGGAGAAGCTGAGACTACACAATCAGATAGCGGCATGATTGATTATAAACAAGTTATCGATTTTATAGTGAAATTTATAACGACGCATGACCTGAATGTACAGGCTGTTTGCTATGACCCTTGGAATGCGCAAAGTTTTATAACAACAATCGAATCAATGGCTTTAGATTGGCCACTCATTGAAGTGGGACAAAGTTTTAAGGCGTTATCACAATCTATTAAAGAATTTAGAATGTGGGTTGCAGATGAAAGAATACAGCATAACGATAATATGTTACTTACAACATCAGTTAATAATGCCGTTTTGATTCGTGACGGAGAAGACAATGTGAAAATAAATAAAAAAATGAATCGTCAAAAAATAGATCCGATTATTTCGATTATCACAGCTTTCACTGAAGCTAGAATGCACGAATTCCAAGAAAATTGGACGGAGAAATATGAAAGCGAAGAATTCGGATTTTAAAGGTGGTGACAAAATGGACTTGAATAAAATAAATGTCTTTTTTAATTTCTTGGTTGCTAATTTGGTTAGCATCCTTTTTTTATTAGGTTTGTTTGTGGTTAATGTTTCTGTGTATAAAGCATTCGGTCAAAATATAGGACTTTTATGCATTGGTATAACACTGATTGTTATTTCGTTGATTTTAAATCACGAAAGCAATCAAGAAAGGAGTTAGTAGTTGTGGGGATTTTTTATAAAAATGAAAAACGAGACTTGCAATACAACGAAGATGATTTGCAAATGATGGTTCAAACTTTGCCAGGTTTTCAAGGAACAAAATTACGACAATATAAAGATATAGAAGCAATTAGGCATAGCGACATCTTTACTGCAGTTATGATGATTGCTTCTGATTTGGCGCGCATGCCAATTAGGGTGACAGTGAACGGCCAAATTAATTATAGTGACAGGATTGTTAATTTGTTAAATACACGTCCTAACCCAATGTATAACGGCTATATATTCAAATTAGTAGTGTTTGTTAGTGCCTTACTAACATCGCACGGCTATATTGAAATTACACGTGATAAAACAGGAGAACCTATGAATTTAACGTTCAGAAAGACATCCGAAATAGAATTGAAATCAGACGCAAGAGGTCGACTGTATTATTTTCATCAAAGGATAGACAGTAACGGAAATAATATAGAACGTAATGTTAAGTTTGAGGATATGCTAGACATCAAATTTTATTCGTTGGATGGTATAAATGGTTTGTCACTGTTAGACACATTAAGTCGCACGATAGAATCAGATAACAATGGAAAAGATTTCCTTAATAATTTCTTGCGAAATGGCACACATGCTGGTGGTATTTTGAAAATGAAAGGTGTATTAGATAATAAAAAAGCAAGAGACCGTGCCAGAGAAGAATTTCACAAAAGTTTTAGTGGAACTAAACAAGCTGGGAAAGTTGTCGTACTCGATGAATCAATGACGTTTGATCAATTAGAAGTTGATACAGAAGTTTTAAAGCTTATCAGAGAAAACAAATCATCAACAAGAGAAATAGCAGGTGTATTTGGTATTCCATTGCATAAGTTCGGCATAGAAACAGCGAACATGAGTATCACGGATGCTAATTTAGATTACTTATCAACTTTAAAACCTTATATTACATGCGTTTGTGCAGAATTGAATTTTAAGTTTAATGATGAATATGTGAATCGTGAATTTAAATTTGATACCACTGAAATACGAGTTGTTGATGAAAAAACACAAGCTGAAATTGACAAAATTAACATTGATTCTGGAAAGATGAATATCGATGAAATTAGACAACGTGATGGATTAGCGCCAATACCAGGCGGTAATGGTAGCATTCACAGAGTCGATTTAAACCATGTAAATATTGAACTTGTAGATGAGTATCAGATGAATAAATCGAGAGCTACTGATAAAAAATTGAAAGGTGGTGAGGAAAATGAGTAAGGAAACGAGAGTTGGCAACATTATTGAGGTACGCTCAAATGATAACAACGAAATGGTCATAGAGGGGTATGCGTTAAAGTTTGACACTTGGTCTGAAAATCTTGGTGGATTCAAAGAAACGATTTCACGTCGCGCTTTAGAAAACACTGATTTATCTGATGTGCGTTGTTTAGTAGATCATATCCCATCGCAAATAATTGGTAGGACAAAATCGGGTACTTTGGAGCTCGAAACTGATGATGTTGGACTTAAATATCGTTGTAAGTTACCAAACACAACATTTGCACGTGATTTATATGAGAACATGCGTGTAGGCAACATCAATCAATGTTCGTTTGGTTTTATGCTTGACGATAAAGGCGATGAAGTGCGTTTTGATGAACAAGAAAACATTTACAAACGTACTTTAACAGCAATTCGTGAACTTACAGATGTTTCTGTAGTGACTTATCCGGCTTACAAAGACACTGATGTTAAACCAGCATTACGTAGTATTGAAACCGTTAAAAAAGAACAACGTAAAAAAGAATTAGAAATAAGACTAAAGAAACACTCTATATTAAATAATATTTGGTGAAGTTGAACACCATTATCAAATACAGCCATTGGACATGCTGAATATAGCGATGTCTATTTTTTTATGCCAATTTTAGGAGGAAATTAAATGAAAACAAAAGAAGAGTTACAATCTGAGATTTCAGACATTAAAAGACAAATTGATTTAAAGGTGAAGTATGCAACGAGAGCACTTAATAACGATGAGTTAGAAAAAGCAGAAAAATTAGAACAAGAAATTACTGATTTACGTTCTCAAATCCAAGAAAAACAAGAAGAATTAGATAAGCTAAAAGAAAAAGATGGAACTTCAGAAAACAATCAACAATCAGTGGAAGTAAACGAAGCACGTACTTATCGAAACCAAGCAAACATTAATGATTTAGGTATTTCGATTCAAAACACAAAGGTAACATCACAAGAAGTTAGAGATTTTACTGAATATCTTGAAACACGCAATGATATTCAAGGTGGTTCGTTAAAAACAGACTCAGGATTTGTAGTTATTCCAGAGGAAATTGTTACAGATATTTTAAAATTAAAAGAGGTTGAGTTTAATCTTGATAAGTATGTGACGGTCAAACGTGTTACAAATGGTTCTGGTAAATATCCGGTAGTACGACAATCAGAAGTTGCAGCCCTTGAAAAAGTTGAAGAATTAGAAGAAAACCCTGAATTAGCAGTTAAACCATTCTTCCAATTAGCATATGATATTAATACACACCGTGGTTACTTCCGAATTTCACGTGAAGCAATCGAAGATGCAAAAGTGAATGTTTTGCAAGAATTGAAACTATGGATGGCGCGAACTATTGCAGCAACACGAAACAAAGCAATTATTGATGTTATCACTAAAGGATCAACGGGTTCTACAAGTTCAGGTTTTGAAAAAGAAGGCAAGAAATTAGAAGTTAAAAAAGCAAAATCTTTAGATGATATTAAAGATGCTATTAACCTGAATGTTAAGCCAAATTACGAACATAATGTTGCGATTGTTTCGCAAACTATGTTTGCAAAATTAGACAAAATGAAAGATAAGCTAGGAAACTATTTAATCCAGCCAGATGTTAAAGAAAAAACGCAACAGCGTTTATTAGGAGCTAAAATCGAAATTTTACCTGATGAAGTACTAGGGCAAAAAGGTAATAACACTTTGATTATCGGTAACTTAAAAGATGCGATTGTTTTATTTGACCGCTCTCAATACCAAGCATCATGGACTGACTACATGCATTTCGGAGAATGTTTAATGATTGCTGTACGTCAAGACTGTAGAATTCTAGATTATAAATCAGCAATTGTGATTGAATATGATGATAGTGAACGCGGTGAAGGCGATCTTGGCTTAGAAGCATAATAAGCGCTCGATACTTTATAAAGAGGTGATAAACTATGGCAATGTATGAAGTGAAGAAATCTTATACTGACTTGGAAAAAGGCCAGTATTTAAAGTCAGGTAAACGTGTTGAAATGACAGTAAAACGTGCTGAATATGTTAACAAAAAGCTGAAAGAGCATGGAGTAATACTTGAAAGAGTAAAAGAAGAATAGGTGATTGAATGCAATTAACAGCTGAGGAACTTAAGTTATTAAAAAAGCATTGCAAAATAGATCACAATTCAGAGGACGACTTATTAGAAATATATTACTCTTGGGCATTCCATGAAATAGCTAGCGCTGTTACGGATGAACCAAGTAAATATATTGATTGGTTTAAAAGTCATCCTCTATTTGCTCGTGCTATATACCCTTTAGCAAGTTACTATTTTGAAAACCGTATTGCTTATTTGGATAGGGATTTATCGCTTGCGCCACATATGGTTTTAAGTACGGTGCATAAATTGAGAGGTTCATTTGAGCGATTTTTGGAGAGTGAAAATGATGAAATTTAATTCCAATAAATTAAATGAACGTATAGATTTTTGTGAAGATGTAAGCGAGAGAGTGAACGGAAATCCGATGAAACCGAAGACGAAAATATTATACTCTTGTTTCGCTTGCATTCAAGAATCTAAAGAATCCGACACTCAAACGAATCTCAATACAGGTAGCAAATTCATTAAAACTATTATTATCAGAGATACACGAGGTGATTATAAACCAACAAATAAGCATTACGTCTTGCATGAAGGGCAAAGATTTAACATCAAATATGTAAAGCCAGATTATCAAGATAAATCTTATTTGCGTATCTATGGTGAGGTGGTCATTTAATGGGGGCAAGAATTGAAAGTAATAACATCGAACAAGGTTTGAAAAATGCAGTTTTAAAAATGAATTTAAATAGTAATGTAATTGTCAAAGCTGGGGCTATGTCATTAGTCCCGCTTTTAAAAAGTAATACACCTTTTGCGAATACTAAAAAGCATGCTCGCGATCACATAGCTGTTTCTAATGTGAAAACAGACAGACACACAAGTGAGAAAATTGTTACAATTGGTTACGCTAAAGGCGTCTCACATCGTATTCATGCAACAGAATTTGGAACAATGTACCAAAAACCACAATTGTTTATAACAAAAACAGAAAAGCAAGGGAAAAACAAAGTTTTAAAAACAATGCTTGATACTGCTAAGAGGTTGCAAAAATGATTAATGTTACCGAATTAATTAGAAACGCTATTATTGCAAATAACATTACAGATGAAGTGAATGTGTTTAACTACACTATAGATGACCATTTTCACGAAAAAACTGACAAGCCTATTATTCGTATATATCCCTTACCGTTCAATCCTGACACATACGCTGATGATAACGAGATTTCAAGAGAATACCATTACCAAATTGATGTTTGGTGGTCTCAAGATGAACCGAACGAGCAAGCAGAAAAAATTGTTGAGTTACTCAAAGTGATAAATTTTCAATGTTATTACAGAGAACCGTTATACGAGAGTGACGTCATGTCATTCAGACATATTATAAGAGCAAAAGGCTCGATTTTATCAATGAAATTGGAGGAAAATTAAATGATTGAAAAATTGAAACAAGCACCAAGATTTTTAAAATTAAACTTACAACATTTTGCAGATACAGGAGTTTCGGGTATCGCAATTGGGGTATCAAACTTTTATTATGCACCTATTTTAAAAGATACAGAAAATGAATGGGAAACTGGAGCTGGCACACGTATTCGTTTCTTAAAAGAAATTGAAGTAGACCGTCCACAAGATACCGAGGAAGATTATGGGGATGATATGGTCGCAGCAACTGCTGTATCTAATGGTAAACTAAGTGTTAAGACAACATTTGTTACTGTTCCTGCTGACGATAAGGCGTTCTTGAATGGCGCTAAAAAAGGTGTAGGTGGTTATAAATATGGAGCTAAGGATATCCCGCCAGATGTAGCGATTGTATTTGAAAGACGTAATCATGATGAGTCTTCAGAATGGGTTGGCTTGTTCAAAGGTAAATTCACTCGTTCAAGCATCAAAGGGCAAACAAAACAAGATAAAGTTGAATTCCAGAATGACGACGTAGAAGTCAATTTTATTGATCGTTTGTTTGATGAGAGCTCGCATGTTACTGGCTATGATAAAAAAGGAAGCACTACAGGGCGCGATTATGTATTCATGGAAACATTTGGTAAAACTTATGATGAATTCATGTCTAGTCGAGGAGAACAAAATATGGAACCTGTAGAAAAAGAAATGAAAAAAACAGAAAAAGTTGAAGTCACTTCTGTAAACGTCACTGATGAACAAGTTACAGTTAAAGTTGATGCTACTAAACAACTATCAGCCACAACCGAACCATCTGGACAGAAAGTAACTTATGCAGTGACTGAGGGGCAAACGTATGCTAGCGTAACATCAACTGGCCTCGTTAAAGGTTTGGCGGAAGGTAATGCGACCGTTACAGCGACTGCAGGAAAGCAAACTGATACTGTGCAAATTACAGTACAATCTAATTTAGAAATGTAAGTTTTGAGGGCTTAATGCCCTCTTTTTATTTTGGCCAAATTAAAAAGAAAGTAGGAATTTAATAATGGAACGTACATCAATTGAATTAATTACAGGATTTACAAAAACAGGAAAGCCGCAATATCAAAAGTATTTAGCGAAGCCGATTATTACTTTGTTTGAAACAATTCAAGGTTCAAAATTAGGTTTGAAACTTAACAAAGCCTTTAAGGGGGCTGATTTTAAAGATCTAACAGAAGAAGAATTTAATAACTTAAGTGTGACAGAACAGGAAGAATACAAAAACAAGCAAGAAGAATACGAAAACAACATGGCTGTACAAATGGAAGTATTAGAAGAAGTTTTGGATTTCATCGTTGAAGCTTTTGATAATCAATTTACCAGTATAGAACTTCAAAAAGGATTACCAAATGGTCAAGAAGGTATTGAAAAGATTGGACAGTTAATTGGACGAATTACAGGTGGGGAACCTAGCGATACAAAAAAGTTCGTGACAGAGAATCAGAAATAAGAAAAGAAGATTTAACACCTGAAGCTGTCTACAACAATTACAGGAAAATAGCTAAAGATTTGATAGAAAAGGGCATGGATGCAGAAAAAGTGGCTAACATGCCGATACACTTCTTTTTAGACATTGTCGAATCGAAGATTGAAACAAAGCGAACTGCGAAAAGTTTTAAAGATATTTTTTAATCAGCCTTTAAAGGTTGATTTTTTATTTACATCTTGGAAGAAAGGAGGTTTTTAAATGCCTAATCCTATAGGTAATATGGTCATAAAGGTTGATTTAGATGGTTCTGGATTCAATAGAGGTGTGACAGGTTTAAATAGGCAAATGAAAATGGTTTCGCGTGAGCTTTCGGCTAATTTATCACAATTTTCTAGATATGATAATTCATTAGAAAAGTCGAAGATAAAAGTCGAAGGTTTGAGTAAAAAACAAAAAGTTCAAGCCCAGATTACTAAAGAGCTGAAAGATAGTTATGACAAACTTAGTAAAGAAACTGGTGAAAACAGTGCAAAGACACAAGCTGCGGCTGCTAAATACAATGAAGCTTACGCTAAATTAAACCAATATGAGCGAGAGTTAAACCAAGCCACACAAGAATTAAAAGACATGCAAAGAGAGCAGAAAGCATTAAATACTGCAATGGGAAAACTTGGTACCAACTTTAATAATTTTGGTCCTAAACTTCAAGAAATTGGTAACAGTATGAAAAATGTAGGCCGTAACATGACTATGTATGTAACTGCGCCGGTGGTTGCTGGGTTTGCTGTAGCAGCTAAAAAAGGTATTGAATTCGATGACAGTATGAGAAAAGTTAAAGCAACTTCAGGTGCTACTGGGGAAGAGTTTGAAGCTTTGAAGAAAAAGGCTCGCGAAATGGGTGCAACAACAAAATTTAGTGCATCAGATTCGGCTGAAGCATTAAATTACATGGCACTTGCTGGTTGGGATTCTAAGCAAATGATGGAAGGTTTAAGCGGAGTTATGGATTTAGCGGCAGCATCTGGCGAAGAACTGGGAGCAGTAAGTGACATTGTTACAGATGGACTAACGGCATTTGGTTTAAAAGCAAAGGATAGTGGTCATTTAGCGGACGTTTTAGCACAAACTAGCTCGAAGGCAAATACGGATGTCAGAGGACTCGGAGAAGCTTTTAAATATGTCGCTCCTGTAGCAGGTGCGTTAGGTTACACGATTGAAGATACATCTATTGCGATAGGTTTAATGAGTAATGCTGGTATCAAAGGTGAAAAAGCAGGTACAGCGTTACGAACAATGTTCACCAATCTTTCAAGTCCAACTAGAGCTATGGGGAATGAAATGGAACGCTTAGGAATATCTATTACAGATAGTAATGGGAAAATGATTCCTATGCGAAAGCTTTTAGACCAACTGAGGGAAAAATTTAAACATCTTTCAAAAGACCAACAAGCTAGTTCTGCAGCTACAATATTTGGTAAAGAAGCGATGTCAGGAGCATTAGCGATTATAAATGCTTCTGATGAAGACTATCAAAAGTTAACCAAATCTATAGATTCATCTACCGGCGCATCTAAAAGAATGGCCGATACAATGGAATCTGGTTTAGGTGGGAAATTAAGAACTTTAAGGTCGCAATTAGAAGAACTAGCCTTAACGATTTATGACAGAATAGAACCAGCACTAAAGATTATAGTAAGTGCTTTTAGCAAAGTAGTGACATGGGTTACTAAATTACCAACGTCAATTCAATTAGCGGTTGTTGGGTTTGGATTATTTGTAGCAGTTTTAGGTCCTTTAGTTTTTATGTTCGGTTTATTTATCAGCGTGATGGGGAATGCAATGACAGTTTTAGGACCCTTGTTAATAAACGTTAATAAAGCTAGTGGTTTATTCGCGTTTTTAAGAACTAAAATCGCATCACTTGTTAAACTATTTCCGATTTTAGGTGTGTCGATATCAAGTTTAACGTTGCCTATAACATTAATTGTAGGTGCATTAGTTGGTATTGGCATAGCTTTCTATCAAGCTTATAAACGTTCAGAAACTTTTAGAAATATTGTAAATCAGGCAATCTCTGGTGTAGCAAACGCATTTAAAGCAGCTAAACTAGCGTTACAAGGTTTCTTTGATTTATTCAAAGGTGATAGTAAAGGCGCGGTTACCCTAGAGAAGATATTTCCACCCGAAACTGTAGCAGGAATACAAAATGTAGTTAATACGATTAGAACAACTTTCTTTAAAGTAGTTGATGCAATCGTTGGTTTCGCCAAAGAGATAGGCGCTCAATTAGTCTCTTTCTGGAAAGAGAACGGCTCAGAAATAACACAAGCTTTGCAAAATATAGCTGGTTTCATTAAAGCAACCTTTGAATTTATTTTTAACTTTATTATTAAACCAATCATGTTTGCGATTTGGCAAGTGATGCAATTTATTTGGCCGGCGGTTAAAGCTTTGATTGTCAGCACTTGGGAAAATATCAAAGGTGTAATACAAGGGGCTATTAATATTATTTTGGGTATTATCAAAGTGTTCTCTAGTCTTTTCACAGGAAACTGGCGAGGTGTTTGGGACGGCATTGTAATGATACTGAAAGGTACTGTGCAGTTAATTTGGAATTTAATACAACTGTGGTTTGTAGGTAAGATTCTAGGTGTTGTTAGATACTTTGGTGGATTGCTTAAAGGTTTAATATCCGGTATCTGGGGTGTTATCAAAGGTATTTTCACAAAATCATTATCTGCAATTTGGAATGCAACGAAAAGTATTTTTGGTTTCTTATACAATAGTGTTAAATCTATTTTCACTAATATGAAAAACTGGTTATCTAGTACGTGGAATAATATCAAAAGCAATACCGTCGGCAAGGCTCATTCGTTATTTACGGGTGTAAGGTCTAAATTCACAAGTTTATGGAATGCGACGAAAGATATATTTACTAAATTAAGAAATTGGATGTCAAACATCTGGAACTCTATTAAAGATAACACGGTAGGTATAGCTGGTCGTTTGTGGGATAAAGTACGTAATATCTTCGGAAACATGCGTGACGGTTTAAAATCTATCATTGGTAAAATTAAAGATCATATCGGCGGTATGGTAGATGCTATTAAAAAAGGACTTAATAAATTAATTGAAGGCTTAAACTGGGTCGGTGGTAAGTTAGGTATGGATGAAATACCTAGGTTACACACTGGTACAGAGCACACACATACTACTACAAGATTAGTTAAGAACGGTAAGATTGCACGTGATACATTCGCTACAGTTGGGGATAAAGGACGTGGAAATGGTCCAAATGGTTTTAGAAATGAAATGATTGAATTCCCTAATGGTAAACGTGTAATCACACCTAATACAGACACTACTGCTTATTTACCTAAAGGCTCAAAAGTATACAACGGTGCACAAACTTATTCAATGTTAAACGGAACGCTTCCGAGATTTCATTTCGGTACTACTATGTGGAAAGATATTAAATCTAGTGCATCATCGGCATTTAACTGGACAAAAGATCAAATAGGTAAAGGTACAAAGTGGCTTGGCGATAAAGTTGGTGATGTCATGGACTTTATCGATAATCCAGGCAAACTTTTAAATTATGTACTTCAAGCGTTTGGAGTTGATTTCAGTTCTCTAACTAAAGGTATGGGTATTGCTGGCGATATAACAAAAGCTGCATGGTCTAAGATTAAGAAAAGTGCAATCAAGTGGCTTGAGGATGCTTTCGCAGAGTCGGGTGATGGCGGTGTATTAGATATGAGTAAATTACGTTACTTATACGGTCACACTGCTGCTTATACACGAGAAACCGGACGCCCATTCCATGAAGGTCTGGATTTTGATTACATTTACGAACCTGTTCCATCAACCATTAATGGTAGAGCACAAGTTATGCCTTTTCATAATGGTGGTTATGGAAAATGGGTGAAAATTGTAAAGGGCGCCTTAGAAGTTATTTATGCACATTTATCTAAATATAAAGTTAAAACTGGTCAACAAGTTAGGGTCGGACAGACTGTTGGTATATCGGGGAATACGGGGTTTAGTACAGGACCTCACTTACATTATGAGATGCGTTGGAATGGAAGACATAGAGACCCGTTACCGTGGTTAAGAAAGAATAATGGGGGCGGCAAAAGTACACCCGGTGGTAATGGTGCAGCTAATGCTAGACGAGCTATTAAGGCTGCTCAAAATATTTTAGGAGGAAGGTATAAGGCGAGTTGGATTACTAACGAGATGATGCGTGTTGCGAGTCGTGAATCCAATTATACAGCTAATGCAGTCAATAATTGGGATAGCAACGCAAGAGCTGGTATACCTTCAAGAGGTATGTTCCAAATGATAGATCCTTCATTTAGAGCGTACGCAAAGTCGGGTTACAATAATCCTCTCAACCCAACTCATCAAGCTATATCGGCTATGAGATATATTGTGGGTAAATGGGTACCAAGAACAGGCTCATGGAGAGCTGCGTTCAAACGCGCTGGTGATTACGCATATGCTACTGGTGGCAAAGTCTATAACGGATTGTATCACTTAGGGGAAGAAGGATATCCAGAGTGGATAATACCTACTGATCCAAGTAGAGCGAACGAAGCACACAAATTATTAGCTTTAGCTGCTAACGATATTGATAACCGCTCTAAAAATAAGCGACCAAACAACTTACCAAATCCAAGTATAAGTAATAGTGATACAAACTATATTCATACATTGGAGAATAAACTGGATGCGGTTATTAATTGTTTGGTTAGTTTGGTTGAGTCTAATCAAGTTATTGCAGATAAGGATTACGAACCAGTTATTAATAAGTATGTGTTTGAAGATGAGGTAAATAATTCTATCGATAAACGAGAGCGTCACGAATCTACAAGAGTTAGATTTAGAAGAGGAGGCACGATAATCTAATGCAAGATACAATTCAAATAGACAATAAAACAATTGGATGGCTGGTTGTGCAAAGAGGGTTCGAGATACCCTCTTTTAATTTTGTTACTGAAAAAGAAAACGTAAAAGGTAGAGCGGGATCTATTGTTAAGAATCGTTATTTAAATGATATCGAATTTGATTTACCATTAATTATTCGAAACGAAAAATTGTCACCAGGTGGAGAAAAAACACACGATGATATATTAGAAGCATTGGTCAAGTTCTTCAATATTAAAGATTTAACACCTAAAAAACTTAAATTCAAATCTCAAAACTGGTATTGGTTTGCATATTTTGATGGTCCATTAAAATTACCGAAAAACCCAAGAGGTTCAGTGAAGTTCACTATAAAAGTAGTGTTAACAGATCCTTATAAATACTCGGTAACTGGAAACAAAAACACCGCGATTTCAGACCAAGTTTCAGTTGTAAATAGTGGGACT